GAGTCTGTCATCTGTGCTACAAAGGCTACTCTCTCAAATACGCCTGTGAAGTTTACATATTTTATTCCTGACTGTTCTGTATAGTCTTGTCTATCAACTTGAAAGAATTCATCCTTGTTATCATCTGTGCCGTAGGATGCTCCAGCACTCATAGTGGCCATAATTTTGATGGATCCAGTAAAGTTGGTGAGGTAGTATGCCGCTGTGTGCAACCCATCATTTGAATTTTTGTTTGGTTTTGCATCTACAGATGTTGAAGAAAATTCATCATCGATTATTGTAAATGTATCAATAAGTTGAGATGCTATAAATTCTGGTGATACGCCTTTAACAACTTCAAAATTTATACCAGCATCATACTTTGTATCAGCATATAAAATTTGCACTGTTGAATCGTTGCCAGTAAATTTCAATGCTCCATGATAAAAAGTACCATCTAAATCTATCATGTGTGATTCAGTAATAGTAAATTTAATGTGTCCTTTAGTGGCTGTGCTTGAACCGTCGTCCTGTACAGAGCCAACTACTGTAAGAACTAACTTATTATCTTCATCTGATATTTGTAGTTCGCAAGTTGCATCGTTTACAAATTGCTTTTTCTGATCTTGATTTTTGACTACTATCGTGA